GCAGGCACTGCCGGCCCGACGATGAAGTCCGGCGTCATCAGCGGCGCAAACAATGAGTTCCAGACAGGAACCGGCCCACTGATCAGTCCAGACAACTCAATTGTTGTTAATCTTGGCCCTGATCTTTTTAAGTCAGCAATAACGTATTCTTATGACATCCCTACAGACTCTGCCTTTTTGGCTGGTCGTATACATTATGATTCTGCAAGCGATAGTTCTGTAAACAAATTCAGAAACACATCAGTTCGAGTGACAATTCGCAGCGTAGATGAAAAGATTTTTACTGTTTCTTCAACTCCGTATGTATTGTCATCATTAGATACTGGCAGATGCATTCTTGCATCTGGCGCAGGAAATCAAGCATTTACCTTGCCGACTCCTGTACCTGGCACGCGCCTTTCTGTTTCTAAAATATCGTCCGTGAACTTGACGCTTACTTGTTCTGTGGGCACCAGCTATTACGGACAAGGCAACTCATATGACACGATAGCCACGCTGACGGGTGCAGATATGGGATCAATTGATCTTGAGGCATACGGCACTGTCGGCTGGATCGTAAGAACTGTGCAAGGAAACTGGGCATTCACATAAGGTACTAGCCATGTTAAAGACTGTTTCAAATCAAATTCAACAATCGACCTATACACCAACTTGGGGCGGTGGCACTGTTACTGTTAATTCTGCGTACTTTTCAAGGTCTGGAAATTTGGTAACTGTTTTTTTTGATGTTCTTCTTGGATCTTCAGCAAGCGTTGCAGACTCAGATCTTTCGCTCCCGACAGCAGGGGCTGTGACTTGGGGAACAGGGCAAGTAAATTACACAGACATTGGCGCAACACTGGTTATAAACATAGACCCAACGGCTGACAAAATACTGTTTAGATCAGCTATAAATGGTGGGAATCTAAGCAGATTGGCAATGTCGGGTGTACGTGTCATTGCATCGGCATCATATTTATCAGAATAGCAGGCGCAGTTCTATTTTTAAGATATTGACAGGGGTTAAAAATGGCAACGCCATACGATTTGATCACCCGAGCGATGAAAGACATCGGGGCCCTTGCTGCCGGCGAAGTGCCGACTGCCGACGAAGCGCAGGACGGCCTCGACCTGTTAAATGACATGCTGGCGCAGTGGTCAAACGAGAACATGATGGTCTATTACAAGACCGAGATTATTTTCCCCTGCGTTCAGAACCAGATTCAGTACACCATAGGCCCCGGCGGCAACGTCGGGTCGTCGTTCACTGGCTCAATCTCGGGCACCACTCTGACGGTCGGCGCCGCGGGCGTCACCACTGGCGCGATCACGATGGGCCAGACGATCACTGGCAGCGGCGTGACTCCGGGCACGACCATCGTCGGGTTCAACAGTGGCGCAGGCGGGAATGTCTCCGAAGTCGGCACTTACACCGTCTCGGTCAGCCAGACGGTCGCCAGCACGGTAATGACGACCTACTATGAGCGCCCCTTGACGATCGAGAGCGGTTTCGTGCGCGTCAGCACGACTAGCAACGGCGTGCCGATCTACGGCGGCGGCCTTGACTATCCGCTGTCTATATTCAGCCTTGAGGAATATGAGTCAATCGGCCTGAAGTCGCTGAATGGCCCATGGCCAAAGGGCGTCTACTATCAGCCGTCGGAGCAGCTGGGCATCATCTACGTCTGGCCAAACCCGGCACAAGGCGAGATGCACCTGTTCGCGCAGACGATCTTCCGGACATTCAGCAACCTGTACGAAACGCTGCAATTCCCGCAGGGTTATAACATGGGCCTGCGCTGGTGCCTGGCGGAGCGCATGATGCCTATGTACGGCAAGAAGGACGCGACCCAGATCCAGATGATCAACGCCTACGCTGCACAGGCAAAGGCGACGATCAAGCGAACGAACATGCGTCCTCCGCAGATCAGCCGATACCCTGACTCGCTGATGGTCGGCAAGGCGAAGGATGCCGGATTCATCATGGATGGAGGGTTCAGGTAATGCCGGATTTCGGTTTTGTCGGAACCAGCTATGAGGCGCCGTCTATTTATCAGGACGCGCAGGAGTGCATCAATTTTTTCGCCGAGATCGACCCGACGAAACAGCCAGGCGAGCGCGGCGTCGTGGCCCTGTATCCAACCCCGGGCCTGACCCTGCGTGTGCAGTTGCCCGCGGGAGAGGTGCGTGGCCTGTTCACTGCGTCGGGGTTCCAGTACCTGATCGCGGTCTGCAGCAACAAGGTCTACACGATTGACACCAGTTTTAATGCGGTCGAAATCGGCACGCTGACGACCAGCACAGGTATTGTCTCGATCAGCGAGAACAATACGACCGCTGACGGGCTGCGGATTTATCTGGTCGACGGTCCAAACCGATACACCTATGCGTTCGCCACCGGCATATTCGCCACTGCCCCGCCGACAGATGGCCCATGGCAGGGCGCCACCGTGGTCGACAACATCGACAACTACAACATATACAACGAGCCAGGAACCCAGAATTGGGCCTGTACGGATCTGGCGTCGACCGCCAGCACTCAGGCCCTATATGGCGCGAAGGATGGCTACAGCGACAAACTGGTGACTCTGATCGTGGATCGGAGACAGGTTTACCTGCTGGGCGAGGTGACAAGCGAGGTCTGGCAAGATGTCGGAAACACTATTGCAGGCATTACAACTTTTCCTTTCCAGCGCATTCCTGGGACTAGTATGCAGTCTGGCTGTGGAGCACTTTACTCGGTAGCGCGTTTCGGAAACAGTTTTATGTTCGTGGCCCGTGACACCCGCGGCAACTCGACGATCGAAATGATCGAGGGTTACACGTTCAAGAAGATGAGCACGCACGCGGTCGAGCAGAGTTTACTGGGTCAGTACGTCGAGGACGCGATTGCCTTCACCTATCAGATCGAAGGCCACGAAATGTACGTCTGCACGTTCCCGAGCATTGGCGACGGGCTGACGTGGGTATTCGACCTGTCGACGCAGCTGTGGCACAAATGGCAATCATGGGATGATGCCACTAACACGTTCAAGCGCTGCCGGGCAAACTGCGGCGCCTACTTTGCTGGAAAATATCTGGTCGGAGACTATGAGAACGGCAAGGTTTACTCTGTCGAGAACGAGGTCTATACCGAGGACGGCGACCCCATTCGGCGCCTGCGTCGTGCCCCGCATATTACCAGCGACCTGCAGCGGCAATACTTTGAGTCGTTTCAGATTCAGTTCCAGCCAGGCGTGGGCCTGTCGACAGGTCAGGGCGAGGATCCGCAGGCCATGCTGCGCTGGTCCAATGATGGCGGGTCGACGTGGTCAAACGAGCACTGGACGACTATCGGCCGGCAAGGCCAGTACCAGAATCGCGCAATCTGGCGCCGGCTTGGCTGGTCGCGGGACCGTATATTTGAGGTCAGCATCACGGACCCGGTGAAAGCCGTGGTCATCAGCGCCGAACTGAAGGCCAGCGTGGGTGACAACTGATGCCGACACCGATGCCGAACGGCAACATCCGGATTCCGTTTAGCCCGTTTCTGGATCCGATCACGCTGCGCCCCAGCCAAGAGTGGCTCCTGTGGCTGATGCAGCCGGAGTTCATCAGCGTGACGCTGGGGTCTGCGCTGCCGGTGACATCGGGCGGCACTGGGCTGACGTCGATCCCGACTGCGGGCCAGCTGCTGATCGGTAACGGCACTGGCTACAGCCTGAACACGCTGACCGCGGGCGCTGGTATCAGCGTGTCGAATGGCGCCGGCACGATCACGGTGGCGAACACGGGCGTCCTGTCATTCTCTGCCGGATCCACTGGTCTGACACCGGCTACCGCAACGACGGGCAACGTCACGCTGGCCGGCACGCTCGATGCCGACAACGGCGGCACTGGCCTGAATACTTACACGGTCGGCGACATCCTGTATGCGTCTGGCACGGCCACACTGGCCCGTCTGGCCGACGTGGCGACAGGCAATGCCCTGATATCGGGCGGCGTCGCTGTCGCGCCCTCATGGGGCAAAATCGGGCTCACGACGCATGTGTCCGGCGTGCTGCCTATTGCAAACGGCGGGACCAACATCTCGACCTACGCGACGGGCGACATCCTGTATGCATCGGCGACTGATGTCCTCAGCAAGTTTCCAAAGCCGTCCGCCAGCAGCGTGCTGACGATGGACAGCGCGGGCACGCCGAGCTGGAAAAACCCGAAGTACGGCAGTTTTTACGATACGACGACTCAGACAGCGACCCTGGCCAACACTGCCTACCCTATCACACTGAACACGACCGACCTAAGCAACGGCGTGACGGTCGAGACGACATCCGCGGTAGTGACGGGCAGCATCACGACAACAACGCTTAATGTCACCGCGGTAACGTCTGGTACGCTCGACATCGGGCAGGTTATATCCGGCACCGGCGTGACGGCTGGAACCCGTATCGTGGCATTCGGAACAGGATCTGGCGGCACGGGCACCTATACGGTCGACATCAGCCAGACGGTCGCCAGCACGACCATTAGCGCAACGAAAGCCAGTCGCATCAAGGTCACGGCGGCAGGCGTATATAACCTGCAGTTCAGCGCACAGCTGGATAAGACGTCCGGCGGCACAGGACTGATCTATATCTGGCTGCGAAAAAATGGCACGGACGTGACTGACAGCGCTGGGCAAACTAGACTACAGGGCAACAATGCTGAGCTGCTGTCCGCGTGGAATTACCTGGTCAGTCTGGCGGCGAACGATTATGTCGAGCTGGTTTGGTCAACCGATGACACCAGCGTGATACTCCTAGCGACGGCGGCATCCGCCCCCGTGCCGGGAGTGCCCAGTATTATCGTTACCGTATCGGATAACATCAGCATATGATCCTTGATGTCAGCCGGCAGGTGAGCCGGGAAAAGATTGACGCCCTACAGGCTCAAATAGTGGCTATGCCCCAGTGCGAGGACATGGTCACGTCGCACTATTTCAACGGCGGGATGTACTGCCGGAAGCTGTGGATGCCAGCCGGCACGGTAATAGTTGGCAAGATCCACCGAGAGGCGCATTTTTTCCTGTGTTCTGGCGGCGAGGTCATCGCCTGGTCAGAGACAGGTATGCGGCACATGATGCCCGGTGACGTGATCGAGAGCCAGCCAGGCACAAAACGTGTCATATTGGCACTGACGGACGCCATCGTCATCAATGTCCACAAGACCGACAAGACCGATTTGGACGAGATCGAAGCAGAACTGCTAGAGCCAGAACCTGCAGCCCTGTTTGATGCTGGTAATAATTTGATGTTTCCCGTATTGGAGGAAAATGCATGTCATGGGTAGCAACAGCGATAGCCACAAGCGCGGTAGCCAGTTATGCGGGCGCAAAAAAACAGGCCAGCGCAGCCGAAAGGGCAGGACGCGGTCAGGCGGCTGCAGCCCGTGAGCAGATGCAATTCCAGCGCGAGCTGGCCGACAGGCTGAATCTGCAGCAGGGTCCATACCGGCAAGCCGGTTACGGGGCTCTAGGGCGCCTGAACGAACTGTTGGGTCTCGGTCCGCTGCAGGATCCCTACTCGATCGCCCGCTACGAACAGGGCCAGCAGACGCTGATGGACGAAGGCCGATACACGCCGACATACAATGACGCCCGCCGAGAGGCAATCCTGCGGATCGGGGCGACTGGCAAGCGTGGAGCCATGATGTCCGCTGCCGACATCGCGGCGCTGGGCGAGAGCGCGAGACCGACACGCCGTGGCGGCACGTTTACCCGCGCGATGACGCCCGCGATGGAAGCGATGGCTGGCGAAGGCGACCGGCGCATGATTATCGGTCAGCGTGAATACAAGGCAGCAAAAGCCGAGCAGGAACAGCTGGACCGCCTGATGCAGTCGCAGCGCGACGCTCAGAATTACATGCGCCGGCAGCAGGGTCTGCCTCCGCTGCCCCCGGGCGAGCAGCTGATGATGGCTGGCGGTGGCGCGATGGTTCCCGCAGGAGGCGGCACCATGGGTCGGGCGATCAATTCGATCCGGTCTGAACGGCCAGTTAAAAACATCCGGGGCCAGCCCTCGCCGATGCCGGGTCAGCCCTCTCCGATGGACGACCGTCCCCGCGGAATGATCGGCGAGGTCGAAGGCACCTATCTGGGCGCCCTGCCTCCGGGCGAGCCAGCCCCGGGCCAGCTGCGTGCTGGCGACCTGACGCGCATGTTCACGGCGCAGGATCTGGAAACCCAGCTTTCGCCCAACTATCAGTTCATGCTGCAACAGGGCCTCGGCGCGGTCAATCAGGGCGCCAACGTCGGCGGTGGTGGCAGCAACATCACCCGCGGCGCTATCAAGTTCGCGCAGGACTATGCGCGGAACGCTTATCAGGACGCCCTGAACAACTATCGCCTGCAGCAGGGCGACATCTACAACCGTCTGGCTGGCATCGCCAATACAGGGCAGCAGGCGCAACAGAATGCAGCCAGCACGGCAGCGCAGATGGGCAGCAACATCAGCCAGCTGGGCATCGGCGCGGCACAAGCACAGGCAGCCGGCCAGGTCGGCGCAGCGAATGCGATGGCTGGCGGTCTCGGCAACATTGCCTCAATGCTTGGCACTTATGGCATTTTGAAAGGAACGGGCAACACAGGCAACACGGACAGCACAGATGGCGGGAACGTCGCTGCAGCTACAGCAGCGCCCACTGGGTTTTATCCAACATCGGCGCCTATCGGCACAGTCCGCGGAATAACAAACGCAACCGGCCCTACAGGTGGCTACGTTGGCGACATCAGTGGTGGCGGTCTCGGGTTCCGCACGGCTTAATTTTTTTGGAGCGTTTGAACAATGGCAGACCTGATCGGCACCCCCGTCGCAACACAAATTAAGCCTTTTCCACAGACGTCGCTGTCTGACATGCTGGGTATTGCCCGCACTGCGCAAGAACTGAAGCAAGCCCAGATCATGAACCCGCTGCAGGCGCAGCAGGCAAAGGAGCTGGTAAAGCAGTCTGAAATCAGCACCAAAAAAGCTGAGACAGCATTCAGCGAAGACAAAATGAAAAAGGTGTCTAGCAGTCAGATCAGCATGATAAACAATCCGCTGGTGCTTGCTGCTGAACGCAATCCTCAAAGCGTGGACCCTGTAAAGCTGCGCGATCTGGTAATAAACAACGGTATGCGGACGGCTAAGGATCTCGGCATTCCCGAAGATCAGGCGATGCAACTACTGCAACCGTATGTAGAACAGGCGATGAACTCGCCGGCGGGGTTGCGCCAGTACTTGAAAGAGCGACACATTCAAAGTCTTGATGACGCAGCGCGGACGGAATTGTTTGAGCCCCGCGGCCAGCCGATTTCGTCCGGCGCCGGCGGTTACACCGTGCAGACCGGCGAGTTTGGGCCATACCAGCCCGGCCAGATCATCCCCGGCACTGCATACAGGGCGACGCTCGGGCCTGAACAACAATTTGGCATGGGCGGCACAGACATTACCGGTCGACCCTATTTCATCCAGCGTTCGCCCACTGGTGAGCCGATGGGCATGGGTCAGGTTCCTATGGGTCTACCTGGTGTCACCGGGCTGCCTCCGACTGGCGGTCCTGCTGGCGCCCCTGCTGCTGCAGATGGCACGCGGCCATATCCACCAGCGCCCCCTGTCACGGGCGCTATGCCCAACCTGGGCGCCCCTGTTCCGTCGAACGCCCCTGTATTCCCGAGCGCAGCCGGTGGTGCGGCAGGCGTTCAGGCGTCGCAGTCGCTGTTCCAGTCTGTCGGCCAAGCGGCAGCGACCGCCCCGACCGAGAGGCAGAACAGCAACAAGATCATAAAACTGGCCGACGAGGCGATCACAGGAAAAGGAGCGCAGGCGATTGCAGCGCTGGGAGGCGGCTATGCTGCCCTGCCTTTCACCAGTGACGCGACCACTAACCTGCAGGAGCTGGGACACTACATGGCCCTGCAGACGGCAGCGCTGTCGCAATCGACCGGATTTAGCACGACCGACGCAGCCCGTGGTATCTCGGAGGAAATGGCCGGTAACGTGCAGTGGACTGCGCCAGCCATCAAGAAAACGGCGAGGGTCAACCGTGCGCTGTCTGCTGCCAACGAGCTTTTGTATGATGGCATAAGGCGTGCTGCAGCAGCCCAGCCGAATAATCCGGAAGTCGCCAGGCAGTATCGGGACCAGTGGGCGCAATCCATGGGAACGCAGGGTATCGATGCCATCCGGCTGATTGACGCCTACCAGAATCGTGGCGATGATCCAGAAGGCGTGCAGGACATCATCAAGGAATTCGGTGGCGTCAAGAGCGAAAAATTCAAAGCGGTAATGCGCAAGGCCGATGAACTGTCAAAAATGATGGGGCAATAACATGGCGGCTATTGATATTGCCGGAATGAAAACGGCATTCGGTATCAAGGACGAGGATCTGCAAGGCCCTGCGGAAAAGGAATCGCGTGTCCCGAACGTGTCCGCGATGCAATCCTATTTTGAGACCGTCCCGCCAGCCAAAAGCACGACACAGAAAGCCGCGGAGAAGTATTTCGGCAACATCGCAGCCTATCAGGACGTGCTGGCCAGCGCCCTTACAGGCCCCGCAGCCGTCACTGGCTACCTGACCCGTCGGGCGATGGGCGAGACGCCAGAGGAAGCAGAGGCGACTGTCCAGAGTTACATGAAGCCCCTGATGTCGCCTATGGGCTCGCTGGGTTACGAAAAGACCGAAGCCTACCAGCAGTCGTTCCCGCAGAGAGCGATGCGGGCGATCGGCGAATACACTGCTCCCGCGATGCAAGCGCTGGAGACGGCGACCGGCATTCCCCAGCAGGACATCGCCAACGTGGCAGGCGCTGCCGGCATTTTTGCCCCCGTAGTGCCGAAGATTGCGCCAGCCATGCGTCAGGTCGGCGCAGCAGCCGAGGAAGCGACGAGAGCGATGCGCCCCATACAGGCGCCTACCTTGACTCCGCAGCAGGCCATGGAGCAATTCAGGGCCCGTGGCGGACAGGCGCCGTTCATGGGCGAGGCGCAGCCACCAGTGCAGCCAGCAGAGACGATGCGTCTGATTGGCGGTCCAGAGGTTCCTGTCCAGCCTACGACGCCAACGGGCGCTGCAGTGCCGTTGACCGCGGGGCAAGCAGCCCCAGAAGCGCCAGCACCAGCACCAGGCGCAGCTGCCGGTCCGAGTGCCGGAGCTGCTGCCGTCGAACAGCGCCCGTATACGCTCACAGGCGAGGAAACTGCCAGAGGCACGTTCCCGCAGGTCAAGCTGTTCAAGATCGGCGAGCCTGTCCCCATCTCGGAACAGCAACTTCGAGCGCAGATTGTAAACGACATCATGCAGGGCAAGGGTGGCGTCCGTACTGGCGTTATCACTGGTGATGACAACATCCTGCGGAATGAATACGAACGAGCTGCCTTGACCGACAAGGAAGGCAAGCGCACACCAGAAGCAGAAACGCTGCGGGCTCAAATAGCTGCAGAACAGAATGCACTGTCTGATTATGCTCAGCAGCGGGTTCTTTCGACACAGGCCGATCCTCTGTTGCGTGATGATTACGCGCGAGGACAGCGAATTAATGATGCTGTCTACGGTGAAAATGGTTTATATGGCGAGATACGTCGCCAGAAAAATGCCATTTATGAGGAAGCAAGGCAGGTAGTTGGTGACAATCCTGTCGACACGCCGAACATCAATAAACTTCTGAATTCAAGACAGTTCCAAGGTTCAATCAAAGCGGCAGGGCAAAAGGACTTTACGTCAGGTCTTGAGGATCTGTTAGACCTGCATCGGACGGAAGGATTTGAAGGCACACAGCCAAACAGCATCGCCAGTCTTGAGGGACTTCGTCAAGCAGCTAATGCCCTGCGAACACCAGACAATTCTCGGTTTGTCGGGAAAGTCATTCAAGCGATTGATGATGATATCGCCAGCGCTGGCGGTCCAGGCCTGTATCAGCGTGGCCGGCAAGTTCATGCAGCAGAGATGCAGCTATTTGAGCCTGCTGCCATGCAAAAGATTTTTGGGCGGGTTCTGGATTCAGGCATCAAGGAAGGCATTCCGCTGGAAAAGATGGTCACACAAATGAACCGTCTATCGTTTGATGAGTGGGCGCATATTCACGACACGTTTGAGACGTTGGCGCGGGGCGAGATGCCTGGCAACCTGCAAGGTTTGACGGTATCGCCGGAACTGCAGGCATATGCTCAATCGGCATTGAGCGAAATGAAAGGCGCGATTGCGCGAGACATTTACGAAGCCGGCGCCAGCAAGGCAGGGGAATGGAATACAAACGCAGCCAATAAAGCCATGAACTTTTATGCGCGAAAAATTGAATACGCTTTTGATCCTGCCGAGGTGGTGGCGTTTCACAACCTGAACTACGGCGGCCAGATGATGCCCCCGCTGGGATATGAGGGCGCAGGCAGACAGATTCGCCGGATTGAAACCGTTGACACTGTCAGTGAAATGGCTCAAAAAGGCGCTAAAGCTGTTGAAGCTGGTGCGGCAGCCATAGGCAAACCGACATTCGGTATTCCCACCAGAGCGGCGGAAATGATTAAAGAAAGCCGGTCAGCTGCAGAACAAACCAGACGCGCAGAAATGACCCAGCGCGAGCTTCAGCGCAACATGCAGCTGCCAGGCATGACGCTTGAGGAGATTTCCAATCTCGGCAAAGTCGATAAATATGGCGAGATTCGGAGGCGCTAATGGCCGAACGTACCAGCCTGAAACAGATCCGCGACGCCGGCAAGCGCAAGAAGGCCGGCACTGACATCGGCGTCATCGGCGCCCTGGCTGACCCGCAGTTCCGCGAAGACGTGCTGCGCGGTCTGGGCGAGACGTCTGCCCGGGGCGTGGCTGGCGTGTTGGGTGCGCCTGTCGACCTGACGACGATGGCGCTGCGCCCGTTTGGCTACAGTGTGCCCGCGGAGCAGGTCGTGGGCGGGTCTGACTACATTGGCCGGCAGATGGAGCGTGCAGGGCTGATCTCGGGCGAGAGGCGTCCTATCGCTGAAATGCTGGGCGGCATTGTATCGCCAGATCCAGCAGACGCAGCCAAGCTGGGAGCCATGTTCATTGGCCCGCTGGCTAAAACATGGGATGCAGCTGCGGCACAGAAGGCTGTTGACATGGAAGCGGCTGGTATCGATCCTCGCAAGATATGGGAAGAAACCGGCACATGGCGTGGGCCAGACAAAATGCTGCGGCAAGAAATAAGCGATGAAACCGCAATTTATCGCCCTGGCGCAGCATCTGAAAAATCAAGAGCAATAAATCAAGAAAACTTTACAGTTGCTGATGATGCTCACAAGCTGCGATCACTTATGGACGCCAATAATGTTGGCGTAGCAGACGCAAAATTGTTGTTTCAAAAACAATTTGAGCGCCCTCCGCATGATCAATCTGGATCATTAGCAAAGCATTCAAACATTGAAGATTTGAGCGAAACATTAAAAGAAGCAAATGATGCTTATGCAAAAAGCTTTGAAACATGGTGGGCGCCACAAGAAAAGCTATTAGAACATCCGAGCCTTTATTCTGCATATCCAGAATTGTCCAACACAACGGTCCGCGTTTTTCCTGAAAAAGAAAATCCAGGGCTTGGAGGATTTTATTCGCCAGAATTTGACGAAATAAATCTTTCAAGCGGAGAAGTGTACGGGCGAGAGTCTGGAAAATCAGTAAATCTTCATGAATTGCAGCACGCAATTCAAAATTATGAAGATTTTGCGCTGGGCGGAAGTTCTAAAATGTTCCAGCAAGGGCCAATGTTTAGTGAAACAGCAAGAGACTTGTCTGCTGATTTGAGTAAACATTTGACCGGCGGAATAAGTGCAAAACCTCAAGAAATTATAGATTCGGTGAAATTTGGCGACCCTTCTGAATTAAATTCTATATCGAAAAGATATGGTTTTAAGAATGTTGATGATGCTTTGACGTTTTTGAAACAAGAAGATTTTAAGCGTACTCCGTATGGGCAATATAGGCGTTTGGCCGGAGAAGCAGAAGCAAGAGCCACGCAGGCGAGAATGAACATGACGCCGGAACAGCGCCGTGCTACTTTTCCAGAAGAATCATACGATATCCCACTGCGGGACATTATAAACTTGAAGTAATAATTATGAGCGACAACATCGACCCAGTGCAGTACGGGATTCTGCTGCAGAAGGTGAACACGATGGAACAGGAAGTCACAGAGCTGCGCGGCGATGTCGCCAAGCTGCTGGAACTGGCGAACCAGTCTCGGGGCGGGTTTTGGGCCGGCATGGCGTTCGTGTCGTTTGCGTCCACCATTGTCGGGTTTATCACTGCATGGCTGGGAAAGCACTCATGACCAAACAGTTCATTATCGCACGGCTGAAAGAAGCCTCGACGTGGCGGGCCATCGTGGTCCTGTTGATTGCCTGCGGGATCCCGATTGCGCCCCTGCTGGCCGACCGGATCATTGCCATCGGTCTGGCCGTGGTCGGACTGATCGGTATCTTCATGCCTGACCAGATCGGCGGCAAAAAATGAAGGAAAACTTCGACCTGTCTTTCAAATCAGTGCTAAAACATGAAGGCGGGTTTGTAAATCATCCCAAAGACCCCGGCGGGATGACTAACCTGGGCGTCACGAAGCGTGCCTGGGAGGAATATGTCGGACATGAAGTGGATGAAAAGGCGATGCGTGCGCTCACGCCTGATGCGGTGGCGCCGTTCTATCGGACACGCTATTGGGACGCTGTTAGAGGCGATCAGCTACCTGCTGGCGTTGACTACGCTGTTTTTGACTGCGCCGTTAATTCTGGGCCTCGCCGTGCTATCAAACTGGTTCAAAGGGCCTGCAAAATAAATGACGACGGAATTATTGGCGCTATCACTCTTGCCAGTATTGATAATATTGATCCTGGAATTCTACTCACGCGATTGATGATGCTGCGGCTGGAGTTCCTGCAGCGCCTCCCCCACTTTGCCACATTCGGCAAGGGCTGGGTCAGGCGCGTGCAGGAAGTGGACAGGCTGGCGCGGAGCCTGTCCTAGTCCTCGATGACGGCCAAGATGTCGTCCTCATTCATGACCAGCAGATCCTTTTCCCCGGCGATGGCCTGACCGACCGCTGCCGGGAACAGAACCCTGTCGCCCTCCCTGACGGTCATCGGCAGACGCTTGCCCGTTTCTGATCGCTTCCCTTGCCCGTGGGACACGACGACGCCCTCTCGCGGGCCATCATCCTCCCCGACCCACAAAACGCCCTCACGGCGAACCAGTCGCACCAGAACGCGGTC